TAAAAAATTCATTTAAAGATAGTGGCTCTGCATTATTATTTAATGCGCATCTCACAGATTTATCTCCGCCATGATATGGAAGATTTAACCAACTTCCATATGATTTTTTATCTGCAAGTATATAATCTTGTTTTGGAAATAATTCTTTTCCAGCATGACCTAACATTGCTGCCATTATTTTTAATTTTTCTCTTATTAATGATGCTGCTACAAATTCTTTTACAAACAAAAATATATGTGCACCACCTGATTTTGATTTAAAAACTATTAATGGTAAATTTTTTTCTTTAATCTTTGTAACTAATTCTTTATGATCTAAATCATAAACATCAACATCTAGACATCCCCATTTACATTTATTATCTTGTCTAATAGGTACAATTCCTAATGCAGGAAATTCTCCGTTTAAATGTTTTTGCCATAACGCATCGGTTATTGGCTTATGTATCATTGTTGAATCTGCTTCGTTCTTCCCATCATCTCTAATTTCTCCAGTCATTTTTGTTTGACCATAAGATGTTTCAAGACCGGCAAATACCTTCTTAAATCTTTCTAACATATCCACTCTCAAGTTATGGGGTGATATTTCTATCACCCCATTTAGTATTTACTTATTATTTGCTAAACTTTGATAGAACTGTTTTGATCTTTCATAGATAGCCGCATCACTTACAGGACCAACTTTTACAATGTTGTATCCATACCATTGATTTCCTTTACCTGAATTCAATACGGTATTTATTTTGTATACGTGACTAAATGATGGTGGTGTATATGGACCATTTTTTCCATCCATAGTTATTGACATCATCATTGCATTCCATTTTCTACTAATTTTACCTTGAGATGAACTCATAGATATTAGAGCAGTTTCAGTGGAACCATTGCTGTCTACTATTAAAACAAAATGTTGACCAACCGTAAGAATGTAATTTCCATTTTGAAGTCTATCCTTACCCATTTGGTCTTTCGTAGTTTTAGATAATATATCAGAACTATCTGGATATATTTGTTCAGGTCTACCTGATCCTGTACCAAAATCCGACCATTCTTGATATTCAAGTTTATAATGACATGGAATAACATTTATTCCTTTTGCACCATCATAAACTTTCTTTGTTACTGTATTTAGTAACATTCCTGGTTCAGCTCCTTCTACATAAGCTTGATTTCGCTTTTGTGCTTCCGCTGATCCATTTTGTAGTAGTTTTAAAATAGGTAAAGCAACACTAGTGTTCTTTACATTTTCAAAACCTGCGTGCGCATCGCTCTCAAACAATATTGATGAAGGTAATGGCGCAGCTTTTTTTATTGCTACTTGTTTCTCGTTTCTCGCTTCTTGCATCGATTATCTCCTTGTTATTTTTGTCTGGTTACCTGCAAACGTTTTAAATAGATCAGAGGGCATATCCTGTCCAGATTCGATACGCTCTCTGACCACAGCCTTGAGTGTCTGGGCATGAACACCTACCTTCTGGACTGGTTCAAAACCCTGACCTCGCGCAAGGACAGCATATTGTGCTGCCTTGTTATCTTCGCCACGACCAAAGGTAACAGTGATATCGTTTTTAATGATATCACCTAAGCCGTTGTTACGAAGCCATGTAAAAGCTTGTTCCTGAACTTCAGGAATAATGGATGCACTGTAAAAAGGTTTAACCTCTACAGATTCACCATCTTTAAGCTTTAATTTTGTAATGTGCATTTCCTGCATCATAACAGGAATTTCTATTTGAGAAAGTATTCGTGCTTGTTCTTTTAATTTATTAATGCTTTCTTCTGCATTTAAAATTTCGTCTTCTAAATCTTTTAACTTTAAAACTTTATCAGATAAAGTTTTTGCCGCATCAATTTGTGTAACTGATTCTACTCGGTCTTGTTCAAAATTTATTGTCATATTATTACCTTTCTATTCTGTATATTATAATCCCTTAAATTACGTTTGTCAAGTGCTCGTCTCAGATTTTTGATACAAGTCAATTTCAATTGGATAATATCTCCTTTCTTGTTTATCCCATTTTAATAATTTATACTTGCCATTTGTTATATCAGATACAATTGAACAGGCAACACCAATTATTGCAGGATCACCTGTAAGTAGTAAATAATCTTCTGAAGTGTAATCTTTTAGCAACAGTCGTAACTTAAATACAACAGGTCCTGCACTTAATATAATTTGTGCATTTTCTGGAAGCAGAACTTTTAGTGAACCAAACTGTGAGGCACCAATAATATTAATCTTGGGTCTTCCTTCCCTTGTGCCTGGTACATCTTGAATAACGTAAACTTTATTTTTTTCCATTCTTGACATCTTGTATATTAATCTATATATGTTTTCAATAGAAAGAACTAACTATTATATATGCATTACAAGTTTAAGACAAAGCCATTTGCGCATCAATTAAAGGCATTAGAAATGTCTTGGGATAAAAAAGTATTTGCTTATTTTATGGAAATGGGGACCGGTAAGTCTAAAGTATTAATAGATAATATGTCAATGCTTTATGATAAAGGCCATATAAATGGCGCTTTAATTGTAGCTCCTAAAGGTGTTTATAAGAACTGGTTTGACTCTGAAATACCAATCCATATGCCAGATCATATAGAAAAGAAAATAGTATTATGGGAGTCTACTGCAAGTAAATCTAAAGAAAAAGAATTAAATATTTTATTTAAATCAGATCATGATCTTCATATTTTAATTATGAATGTTGAAGCATTGTCTACTAAAAAAGGAAAACAATTTGCATATAAATTTTTAAATTGTCATAAAACTTTAATGGCAATAGATGAATCTACTACAATAAAAAATCCAGGAGCCAATAGAACTAAAAATATAATTGAACTTGGAAAACATGTTGCTTATAAAAGAATATTAACAGGATCACCGGTAACTAAATCTCCCTTAGATTTATTTACTCAATGTGCTTTTTTAGATCCTTGGTTATTAGATCAACAATCATATTATAGTTTTAGAACTAGATATGCGTTAATGAGAAAGATAATGGTAAGTGGAAGACAAATAGAAATTGTAGTTGGTTATAGAAATCTTGGAGAGCTTTCAGAAAAAATAAAACCATTTTCACATAGAGTTTTAAAAGATGATTGTTTAGATCTGCCACCTAAAACTTATATGAAAAGAACTATTCAATTAACTGAAGAACAAAAAAAAGTTTATAAACAAATGAAAGAGATTGCACTTGCAACATTGAATGGAAAATTAACTACAACACATAATGTTATAACTCAATTAATGAGACTACATCAAATAACTTGTGGTCATTTTAAATCTGATGATGGTCAAACACAAAAGATTGCAAGTAATAGACTAGATGAATTGATGGATGTTTTATCTGAAATGGAAGGTAAAGCAGTTATATGGGCTCACTATAGATATGATATAGAAGTTATTGTTGAAGCAATTAAAAAAGAATATGGAGATAATTCTGTTGTTACTTATTATGGAGATACATCTACAGATGATAGACAGAAGGCAATTAAACTAATTCAAGATCTAAATAGTCCGGTAAGATTTATTGTAGGCACACCTCAAACTGGTGGCTATGGAATTACATTAACAGGTGCATCTACTATGATTTATTATTCTAACGGATATGATTTAGAAAAACGCCAGCAATCTGAAGCACGTATTGATCGTATCGGTCAAGAAAAACCAATGACCTATATTGATATTATTGCAGAAGAAACTGTAGATGAAAAAATTGTAAAAGCTTTAAGAACTAAAGTTGATATTGCAACCCAAATTATGGGAGAAGAGTTGAAGGAGTGGATATAAATTTCCACTCCTCCTCATTGTAAGGGAACATTATTTAATGTTTATTTTAATGCCTTCAATTTCTTTAGGTTCGTTAAAACCAAATTTAATTTTAAGTAAACCATCTTTCATTTCAGCTTCATCAACTATTACATCTTTAGCTAATTCAAACTGTTTGAAAAATTGTCTAAACGCTAGACCTTGTTTAATATAGTCTACACCTTTAGTATCTACTTTACCTTCTACTGTTAAGATGCCGTCTTTAACTTCTACAAGTACATTCTCTTTATTGTAGCCAGCTAAACCGATTTCTAATCCGTATTTACCTTTTGAGTATTTTACTACGTTATAGAAAGGAAATGATTGTACTTTTGACCACGTGTCAAAAATATTTTCAAAGGTATCATCAAAAAACTTTGTTGATCCATTGAACATTTGTTTGCTTAAATTATTGAAAACTTCTAGGTTTGTCATAATTATCTCCTTTGTTAAGCAAGTTAATTGACCCATCCACATGATGCAGTCTTGGATATATATAATGATTTATTTTATAATTTCAATATCCTAGTTCATCATATTTATAATGATTTGATTGATTAAAAGTAATAGTATGTATTTCTTGTAAGTCGTGTTCTCTATCTAAAAACTTGTATTCTATTTTTGTAGTATTAAAATCTTTCTTTATCTTATTGCATATTGTTTCAGGATCAAACTCGCCGCAGGAGTAAACATCAAACTGAAGCAAGGCGGGATCAGGTTCGTCCCAAACATGCATTACAATGTGAGATGTTTCTATGATTGCAACTCCGGTAATTCCACGATTACCAATCATGTTAGAATATTTAATATAAGGACCCATCATAACTTTCATTCCAATTTCATTTATAAATTTTTGAAACCATTTGCGAAGAACAGCAACATCCATTGGAGGATTTTTTGCTTCTGCTCTTATGATAAGATGTTTATGCACTAAAACTTTATTCATAAACGCCTAATATATTTTTTTAAAACTATAATCAATAGTTTATTTTATTAAATTAAAAGCTAGTGTGAGTAGAAGTGCTATGGTTGATCCAAGTCCTCCGATGATCCACCAAGTCAACTTATCAAATTTACTTTCAAATTTAGAATGCATTTGTGAAGACTCTTCTCGAAGTTCTTTTAAATCTCTTTTTACGCCAGTTATATGGCCATAAAGAGCTACAATATGTTCACCTGTTGTCTTTGGTTCTCTACCATTTGCCATTACGCTAATCCTCTTTGTCTTAATCTAATTCGTTGTTCCTCAGGACTTAATAATGCACTTTCAGTTGGTGTCAAGCCGTTTTGTAATCCTGCTACTTGTTGTATAGGGGGTGTTAAAATAGAAACATTTGGCATTGGTTGAATTGGTAATGGAGGTGTTTCTATTAAAGGTTCTTCTTCAAATAAAAAATCTTTTATGTCAATAAAGTCATCAATATTTTCTGAAAGAGGTATAGAAGATAAGATTCTAGTTAATTGTTGAATAGTACCTAATGCTTGCGTAAATGGATTAGGAACCCCTGTTCTTTGAGATATTTGTTCTAACTCTCTTAGTATATTTGCAGAAGGTACATAAGGAGTAAATCTATTATTTTTTATTGTTCTATAATCATTATTAAGTTGTCTGTCAGAAAACTCTCTTAAAATTAAAGATGAGTTAGTTCCTAAAGTTTCAGCTGCATCAATATCTTTTTTTAAATTTTTTATAGTTAAAAATCTTGCTTTGTTAGATGCTAAAAATCTTTCAATAACATCATTAGGAGTTTTAGGTCCTCCTTTTAAAAGACTTTCTTCTCCTCCAGTAAATAACTGTCTTGATTCTCTTATCCCTCTTTGATAATCTGCAAGTTTAAATCCTAAAGATTTTATAGGGTCTACTTTAACTGCTCTGTAACCAAAAAATCCTAATAATTCATCAGGTAATTCAAACGTTTCACCTCTTTCAGATGGTTTATCGGCAGCAGCTTGATAAAGTCTAGTTAATTGTGGAAATGAAAAAGGCAACATTGATTCAGCTAAGTGTTCTATTGAATTTTTAATTACTGTTCCAGGTTCTGTTTTAAATTGTGTATCTGTAAAAATTGGTCTACCTTCTCTTGTTCTACCACCTCTTATGAGCAAATCAGCAAGAGCTTCTGTATAAATCGCTTCTGTTATAAAAGGAGAAGCAAGTTCTCCTGCAGCTTGAGTAATTCCTTTTAAAAAATCTCCCATCAAAGCTTTTTCATCAGTAATTCCATTTTGAACATTATTTAACAATGTTTGAAGGGGTCTGATTACAGTGTCATAAGCATTACCATGACTGAAATCTATGTATTTTAACTCACCAGTATTTTCATCTCTAATTGGTAATATTGTAGAATTTTTAGACCATTCAGGTAAATATCTTCTAAGTGCATCTAACTCTTCATTACTTACATCATACAAAGCTTGAAATCCTGATTGCAGTCCTATTGGAGCAGCTACTAATACAGTGGTTAATCCTGTTAATCTTTTTAACCCAATGCTTCTTAAAGCAGGATCTTGTATTTCTTTTATTGCTCTAAAAGCAATATTAGTAGTCGTTCTTAATATTTCAGACGGAAATGACATAAAAGTTCCAAGAGGAAGCCTTCTTAATGCTCTAACAGTATCCGACACATATGCATAATTAGGCACCGTATTTCTTACAATGTTAGCAGCTTCTTGATCTAAAAATTGTTCTGTTACTTCTCTTCCTGCATTTAAATAAGCATTTTTTAATCTAAGTCTTTCAACTGCAAAATTAGTTATTTTAAATAAATCATCTTCTGCAGTATATAAATCTTCAGCAAATTTTTGTCCCTTTTTTAATCCTCTAGTAGTTAAACCAAATAATTTTTGTCCCATTGAGTTTAATGGTTTATCAATATTTAAATCGTTTCCAAATTTTAAATCTCTTAAAAGATTCTTAACATCTCCTAATTGAACTTGTGAGTTGACCACTCCTAATTCTAAGAGTTGTCTATACCTTGCGTTAGCTTCTGCTGTCCTTGTTCCAACTTGTAATACTCCAAAAGCGTCTTTAAAAGCCTCGGCTACCACTCTTGGATTTTCAAAAAATATACCATTTGAAGCAGAAAATGCTGTTGCAGAAAATAAATTTCTAAAATGCGTAACAGGAGCTAAAACAGTTTTAGCTACTTGTGCAAAACCTTTTGGAGCTAATATTAAATTTCTATATGCCCATGTTCCAGCTTTTTCTGCTGCAGTAGCTCCGGCTCTTGGTTCAAATAAAAATTTAAATGCTTTTGATGAATCACCTAAAGCTTCTGCTATTGGTTTAGAAGTATACATTCCTTGTAAAGGATTAACTGCAAACTCATCTTTAAAAAATGGAGTTAAATAATCATCTAATGCCACTATTTCTTGATTAGGTAATGCTCTTTCTGCTGTTAAATTTTTTACTTCATCTGCAGTAAAGAAAAATCCTTTTTGTCCAGGAACTCCTGCTTTTACACCTGAAGCAACTTGTTGTTTTATAACATCATCATTTTTAGCTAAATTTTCTAAAAGTTCATTTCTTCTTGCAACAGCAGATAGTCTTGATACTCCGGTGTAAATAGAGAATCTTGGATCTTCTATTTTTCCAAATAGTTCATTAAATATTTTACTACCTTCACCAATAACTTCATCTACTTTTTTACTATCAATATCTCTAGTAACGATTCGTTTAAAAAATTTTTTACTAGTTACATCGTTAGAGGCAGGGGTTAAATTAATATATTTTGTAAATGATAATTGTTTTGGAGATTTTGCTTCAACTGCATTTTTTAAAACATTACTAACTAATGTATCTGCTTCTTGATCAGTAAGTGCGTTTTTAATAGGATCAAAATTAGGATTATTTCTATTAGCAAACCTATGATATCTTTTAAATAATTCTTTTGTTTTATTAATAACTTCATCAGAAGGTTTATAATTTGAAAAAGGAATAATTGATTTATCTTCAAATATTCTATAAGTATTTCCTAAATAATCTTTTACTCTAGTTCCTAATAAATTTTTTAAATTATCAATATCTTTAGGTGCATTAGAACTTGTTTCAATTAATTGAGTAAATTTTCCTCTAGCTAAATCTATACTTTGAAATAAATTATTTATATTCTCTTGTGGCAATCCTTTAGCTTCTAAAGTATTAGTTAATTTTTGTCTTGTTTCAAGAGGCATTACTTCATCTAATTTACCAGAAAACATTGCATCATTTATTTCTTTTAACACTTGTGTCTTTTCTTTTTTAGTAGATTTATTAAATGTGGATTTTAATGATGGAAACATTCTATCTACATCACTATCTATTCGTTTAACAATTTCCATTGCGCTATTAACGTCTGAAGCAGTGGCTCCTTTTTCAAACATCTTAGCTTCAAATATTTCTTGAGGTTTAGCCCCTCTTGCTCTAAATGCAGAAAAAATTTGATTAAAAGTTTTATCTAATTGAGAATTACTATATTCTAAACGTTCACCTCTAGTTGCAGCAGCTTTAATTCCTTTACCAACACCATATACAAAAGGAGTAATTAATAATGATTCTGAACCAAATTTAAGTCTATTTAATAATTTTCTTCCGGCATCTTCTCTTCCACCTTCATCTGTTACATCTTCTAATTGTGTAGGACCTGCTTCAAACATATCTCCAATAGTTCCAAGATCCTCTACATCAGCTACAAAAGCTTCTCCCCCTGCACCTCCTACAACACCCGCTGAAAATCTTTGTATTTTAGCTTTAGAGTTTAATTCTTCTGCTCTTCCTAATGCTTTCATAACATTTGGACTTTTTAAATTAGCATAAGATCCTGCTTTTCTTGCTTTAATAGCCTTATCAGCTAAACCGGTTGCTGCCTTAAATCCAACAGTTCCTGGTATTGCAATTGAGGTTAATGCTTCTGTTATTTTTCCAATTGCTCTTTCTTTTGCAACTTCTTCAAACGGATTAATTTTATCAAAAAATTTTTCTACATCTGCTGCTTTATTGGTATCTAAGCCTAAATCTATTAATTCAGCAGCTAACGAAAAAACTCCTTCAGGTATTTTTAATAATCCTGATGCTATACCTGCAGCAGCTGCAATAAAAGCATTTGTTTCACTTCCTTGTTCAAAAGGTTTTAAACTTATAGGACGTAATACAACATCTTCCTCTTCCATTTAATCTCCTACGGTGAAGAACTATCAAACGAAGTATATCCTTCAGCTTCTATTTTTTGTCTTTGTTTTTTCGCCAATTCTTCATTAATATAGTCTCTATAAGATTGTTGTGATATTACTTGATTTTCTGGTTTTATAACATCTTGAATACTATTTCCTATAATAGAAGTTCCTGATTTAATTTTAACATATTTATTTGTTTTAGGATCATAATAAATTCCTTCTGGCATACCTTTAATACCTGTAACTTCATATTTTCCTTTTTTAAGAGCTAAAAATATAGGTCTATTAGACACCGGAAGACCTACTGTTTTACCTATGGCATCTCTTTGATTTAAAAAATTTTGAAAAATATTAGCTTCAGTGTAATCTAATCCATATTGTTGCATTAATTCTTTTTTTCTTTGTTCTTGTTCTTTTCCTGCTTCCATACCATATTTTAATTTTGCAAGTTCTAATGCTTCTTCAGAAGTCATCGCTTGTGTAGCACCTGTTAATCTTAATTGTCTTTGAAATAAATCTTCAGTTTCACCTGATTTTAAATATTGTTCAACTGGTTCTTGAAAAGCTTTTGCTAGTGTTGGAAACAACCCTCCTCTAGGTGTTTCTGACATCGTTCTAAGTCCACCTCTAATTAATAAATCAGATAATCTATCACTTTGACTTCTTCCAGTACCTGCCAAAGCATTTAATATTGCAGCATTTTGAATTGCTTTTTTATAGAGACTACTTCCTGTATCTATTTGATAATTATCTAATGAATTAGCTGCTCCTTGTGGTTCTGCATAGCCAGCTCTTGTTGGTACTACACTTGACATAATACCTTCATTGTTTGCTGATCCGCCTATTCTAAACATTGGTCTTTTAAGTATTCTAGACATAATTAATTATCTTGTAGCACCTTGTGTATAAATATTAATTGGGCTTTGTTGTGTTGGATTAAATGCTTTGTATATTCCAGCTAAAGTTGAAGCAGCTCCTAATGCAGTTTGTAATGGAGTTGGGGATGGAAGTTGTGTAGTTGTTTCTCTTCCTGGATATCCAGCTATTAAAGGTTGAATACCAGCTCCATAAATTTGTGCAGCTTCTAAAGGTTGATAAGCTTGTTTTTGTGCAAGTTGTTGTTGAGCACTCAATAAAGCTTGTTGTTGAGCTTGTTGTTGAGCACCCAATGTAGCTAATCCAGATATTTGTGAACCTAAAAATCCTTGCGTTTGTCCCGCTAAATTTAATTGATTTAAGAATTCTTGTTGAGCTCTTGATGTAGCTTGACCATATCCTTGTTGTAATAGATTAGCTTGTAATAATGCTCTATTTAAATCTGACTGTGTTTGATACTCGGCTCTTTGAATTCCTTCTCTTGCACCACCAAAAGCACCTTGTTGTATGGCTGAAGCTGCAAGCCCTGGTAAACCTTTTTGTGCTTGAATGTCATACTGTCGTAAAGTTTCATCTATAACAGATTGTTGATAGGGAGACATATACTGTTGATATGCCTGTGGTTGTGTTGCAGCTTGTGCAGCTTGTAAGAAAGGTTGATATCCACCTAATCCCGTTGCTAGTTGCTCGGCCTGTTGTTGTAGAGGAGATATTCCAGCTACAAATTGAGGACCGACTAATCTAGATACATCTAAACTTTTAATACCACCAACTGCTTGTGCAAGTTGTGGTAAGTATTGTTCTGCAGCAGCTTGTATAAATGGTGCTGGTAATACTTGTGTTTGTTGAATTTCAGCCATTATACAGATCCTCCAGCTTCAAGATTTTTCATTAAATTATACATTCTTTGTGCTCCTTTATTAACATTACCACCACCTGCATTTCTTACAGCGTCAGCAGTAAATACGAATTCATTATTGGATAACATTGCAGGAATATCGTCTGCTTTTTCTTTTATACCAATTGGAGGAACAAATCCACCGGTTTCTCTATAATCTAATTCTGTTATTCCAACTTGATTTTGTCTTGTTGGAACCTCTGCTCCCATTGCATATTGCATTCTTCCACCATTAGCCATCATTGGTGTTCCAAAAAATTCTTGTTTAGTAACTTGAGATATTAAATCACCGATACCTCCACCTTGATAACCTATTCTTCCTCCATCTGCTGCCATTTGAGTATAAAATGGATTACCAGGATATTGAATTGTTGGATTTAACAATGGAGAATACTGTGCTTTATATTGATTAACTCTTGCTTGATAATCTTCATTTAATTCACCTGGTTGTTGTTGAGGTACTCCCCCTGCTAACGTACCTCCAAGAAAACCTGTTGCTCCTGATATTAAATTTCCAATTCCAATATTTCTTACTCCTTCCATAGCTAATCTTCCAGCACCAGTAAAATCCCCTGAAAATACAGAAGGTAGAAAACCTTTAATACCACCATAACCTAATTCATCTGCTGGTGTTCCAAATACTTTAGGTAGAAAAGAAGCCCCTGGAAGATTTGAAAAAGCAAATCCAGAAGTTGCTCCTTTAAAAGGAGTATATTCAAAAAATGAACCACCACCAGCTGCATATATTGCAGCAGCTGTTAATGCTGCTTTTCCAATAGGACTTTTAGCCACTGATTTAACTGCGCTTGTAACTCCTTTAACAGCTCCTGAAATTGCTTTAGCAATACTACCTACAAAATATCCTTGTCTATTAATTAAATTTCCAATTCCACCTCCAGCATATCCAATTCTTCCACCAAATCTTACTTCAACTCTTTCATCAGACATTTCTTGCATACCACCTTGAGCAACTGCTTGAACCATTTGTAATGCAATTTGTCTTGCTTGCTCTGGAGGAATACCTTGAGCAATTAACATTTGAATAATAATTTCCAAAGCTTGTTGTGGGTCTTTAATATCTACTTGTGGAGACTCCATTCCTTGTAAAGGAGGTTCCATCATTTGTGGTTGCATCATAGCTTGGTCTTGCATTTGTGGTTGCATCATAGCTTGATCTTCCATCATTTCCATTCCACCTTCTTGATAACCTAATCTAGATATTCCACCACCAGCCATTGTTAAAGGTGTTTGACCATAGTTTAATAATGGATTCATTGTAATATTTTGTGCTGAATAAAAATTAGGTTGTGGCTGTTGAGGAACTTGTAATGGCTGACCATAATCCATTGGTAATGTTCCTATGCCACCCATTTGATATAATTGTCTATACATTTGTGCCTTTGATATTGTCATAATTTAATAGTTAATAAGGCAGGCACAGAGTCCTGAAAACGTACACTTTACTTGTTTTTATCGGTATCGTCAACGGTTTTAGATATTTGTAAGTTATCTAATAATCTACCTTTGTATTGATATTCTCCTACATGAGATATGTTATCTTCAACGTAAGCATAACATTTACCACCTATTTCTGTCCATTTTTTACAGAAACCAAAATCTTCACCATAGTATTTTTTACTTACTTTATCATGAATGGTATCAAAAAAATTATACATATTTTTATTAGATTTAACTTCTCCATTTAAAACGGTAGGTTGATCTATAACATCTTCAGGATAAGCTTTTATCATTTTTTCAAATACTTGTCTTTTAATTAATAAACATCCCGCGGGCACGTGCGAAGCTTCTATAATTCCGCTTACAATAGTAATTTCTTTTGTATCTGATTTCATTACGTTATCCATTTTTATTGGAAAGGTATGACCAGCTTTCATTAAATCATCTTTATTCTTTATAACTCCTAATTGTATTTTTTCCCAAATTTGTTCCCAACTAATAGTCTTCATTGGATAAGGAACAGAGATTACTTCTTTATCAAATTTTAATAATTTTAAAATCGTATCATGACTAAAATCAATATCTGAATCTATAAATAATAAGTGAGTGTAATTATTAAGATCATTTAAAAAATTAGATACACATAAATTTCTACCTTGTGTCACTAAAGATGATTTCAATAATGAAAAAGAAATCATAATATTATTCATCATACATACTTGTTGAAGTTTTAATAATGCTTGTGTGTAATGAATAGAACATTCACTGTGCACAGGAGTTGCCACATACAATCTAGTTGTAGGGTGACCCATATGAGCAGTTAATTCATTTTGACTTTTTATTTTTTTAAGCCAAATAGGTCTACTTGAGTCTTGCATTTACTATCCCTTCTAAAAATCTATTCCAAGTTTTAGTTCGCTTCTCCCATGAGTAAAATCGATTCATATAATCTATCTGTAATTGTAAATGTTCTTTAATGTGATTATCATGTAAATGAGTTGCAACGGTTTCAATAACCGATGCAAATGTTTTAGCTAATTTTACAAAATCTTTTTCATAAGGAGTATAAACTGCAAAATCCGTGCAAGTTTCATATAGAGCACCATAATTGGTAACCACTGTATATAGACCTGCAGCCATTGCCTCTATTGCTGCAATACAAGATGTTTCTTCCCAAATATTAGGATAAGCAAACATTTGATAATTTTTTAAATTATCTTTAATAAATTCATTAGGTTTATAACCTATGTAAGTTACATTAGGAATTTTAGTTGCTTGATCATATAAATCTTTAAACTTATCATCATTAGCTGATTTGAAACCATCTCCATATATTTGTGTTGAAGAATAAACATCTAAATGAATTAATGGATTTTCAATCAATTGCATAGCCGCAAGTAATACATTTAAACCTCGCCACGGCGTTGAAGTATATATTAATTTTATAGGATCCCCTTTTTTATAATCTAAATTTCTAGGTTCTATTTTATCAAATGCGTTTTTAATAACTACAGATTTATGTGTTGGAATATCAAATGCAATTCTAAACTTTTCATAACACCAATTAGAGTTAAATACATACCAATCATATTTGTCATGATTATCTTTATTTTGAAACCAAGGATTTATATTTGTTTGATCGTATGAATTTTGTTGCCAAAGGATATTAATTTTTGTTGGATGTAATGGAATTTTTCCCGGAATAGAAGTGCAAATTTGTACCTGATCTAATAACTTTTTATCTGCATATCTTTCTAGAAACTCCATTTGAAGTTCCGTTCCACCTCTTGGATTCATTTTTTGTTCATTACTTTCTGAAATAAATCTAGTCCTTTTGATATTGTTATAGACACATCTTTTTGTAAATCTTCTATATTGTTTTCTTTTAGAAAATCTTCCATTGTTTTATATTTCTTTCCAGTCTTTTTACTTTTTATAAATTCTTCTGTCTTATTTAAATTATCCATTTTCTCCAGTCCTTGTTAACAGAGCGTAAGATATTTGTCCAGATATTTTATTAGCATTATTTGATTGAAATTGTAAATAGTCTCCTTCTTCTAACACGAGTGCATTATGTACCGCATTATCGTGTGAATTAGCAGGCACATTAGTGTGATAAAATTTATATGAAGTTGATGTAGAAGCATCATGAAAAAAATAATCAACTGTAACTGCAGCGTTATGATCATTTGCAACAGATATTTCTTTTAGAATTGCAACACTTGATGTGTTAATATTTAACACCGTAGTTAAATTACTTGTGGTTAAATCGTAACCTTGATTTTTATAATTGATAGCCATTTACGTACTAGGTCCACTAAATATAAACCAGCTAAATGCTTCTAGTTCATCTTTTAAATCTTTTTGAAAAGAAAAATTTAATTGATCTTTAAGTGTGTTAATTGATTCTAAAATTTGTCTTTGATTAGCTACATCATACTCAGGTGTAGGTTCTGGTATATATGTTGTTATCTTTGCCATTATCTTCTTCCTCCTGCTTCAATGTCCAATCTTAAAGTTCCGTATCTCCAAGTTTCATCAACAGCATCATTCTCTATTTTTAAACTTACTTGTCTTCCTCTAACACGAGTGTCTATCTTATCAGTTGATGATGTAATTGTAAATGGTCCGGTAATAGTTGGTGGTGTTGTTGAAGGGGTTGAATTAGCATTAGCCGGATAATCTCTAAAGAATAAAGTTATTTTTGCATTACCTTCTAAATTTTTAAAGTCTGGAATAAATCGTTTAACACGCATTATTAATTGACCATCTCCACCTAAACCTTGTTCCGATATATCGTAATCTCCAGATTGAACATATGAAGTAATTGCAGTTTCAACTCCTGCAAAAGAAACTTCATTAACACCAGTTTCATGTTCCCAATACTTAGTTGCTCCATAAGAATTAGTTACACCATTAATTGTTGGAAATGTCGGAGTGTTAGTTGAATAAAATTCTGTCGCATAAGGTAAATCAAAAGACACTGCATCTTCATAAGTTGTTCTTGATAATGATCCTGTAGTCCAAGTGTTTTCAAGATAGTTATAAACTACGTTTCTATTTATCTGTGTGGAAGGTGTTGATACCGTTGCTGAAGTTTTGGCACTTGCATAAAACCAACCCACTTCATTATATAATGAATTATGAAATGCAGAAGTTATTTGACTTGCATCATAATTAAATCCTAAATTATCATCTGTTGTTGTAAATACAAAGTCCTCAACTAAAGATGGTAATTGTTTAACGGTTCCGTCATAGACAAAAAATCCACCACCAAAGCCAATCCAAAATACAGCGCCTTGCGCAAACACCATTGCATGTTGACCAATACATCCACAATTCGTTCCAACTTGTCTTACAGAGAATGTAAATGGAGGGCCAACAAATTGAATAACATAAGCTGCAACATCTGTAAGTACAAAGATATAATCTTTACCTTGTATAGCTCCTATAATTTGATTGCCCGTATCTAGTCTAAATGTTCCAGCAGTATTAGTTACTGTTGGATTATAAGTGTTAATATCTTCTTGATTTGAAAATCTTATAAACATAGGGTCTTGAGTTGTAGTATTACCAATGGTTGTTTCTGTTCCCATTAAGAATAAATGTCTATCTCTATCTGATACAATACTCATCACCGATGCTGTAGGTGCATTAGATACCACCGTTGCTCTAACAGTAAGAGGAGATGCTGTTGCTGGATTCCAAGTAAATGTTTTACCATTCTTAATAGTTGCAACTAGAATCTGGCCAAAGTTATCGAGTGACCAGGATCCGGGAGCTAGTATTGTATTTGTAGTATTTGATTGTACACCCCAACCTGTCCATAAAGTTGCATTCGTTACGATCGCATTATCTAAATGTGATGCAGCAGTTGTACCATTTGTTCCTCTAACACACCCTGTAAAATCTGTAGCTGTTTTAGCCGTATAAGTAATTAACTCAGTGCCTATATCTATTGTTCCAGCAGTGGGGAATCCTGTTGTTGAATCAACAACAATAGTTGTAACAATACTATCTATTGCACCATTTAATTGATTTGTAATGGACGTTGGATTTGATCCACCCCAATATCCTGTACCATATCCATATGCTGGAGTTTGAAATGTAGGACCAATTCTAACGTAAGGAGTTGTAGTAATAGTACCTCCTGCAGTAACACCCGTTCCAGTTTCAGTGGTTGCCATAGTAACTGTAAAAGTTGCAGAACTTAAAACCGTTTTAACTTCAAAAACATTTGTTGTAAAACTTGCAGATGTAAAACTTGTTGTAGGAGATCCTGGAGTTGTAACAGATGAAAATATAATATAATCACCTACCTCTAAACCATGTGATGTTTTATTGATTGTAACTGTTGCTGATCCTGTTGTTGATGTATAAGTGCAAGAAGTTAGTGCAGTTCCAAGAGGCGTAATATCGTAAAACTCACCTTCATAATAGATAACTAATAATTTAGAAGTACCAATAGCTGCATATCTATTACCATCTAAAGCTGTCCAACTGTGTTGATCTCGCGCAGGACCTGCAAGAGTTTTATTAACTAATTCTTGCCAACCACCTATTTTTTGTGGTTCACCGTACCTGAATCTAACATTATCACCATCAATCCATTGCCCTTCGGCTCCGGTTGCAGTTTGTTGTTTATTGAATCCAGGTTTAAATTGTATCTTTTGTAGTGGCATAACCCTCTATTATATTTATAAATATAGTAAATACCAGAGGAGCTTGAGGTAGAATTGGTGGTAAGCTCCTCCAGTGAGGATCTTATATCACTTTTTAAACCAAGCGGGAAGTCCTAAATGTGGACGTCTATCGTAAATATTTTCTTTAGATCCTTTAGTTTCAACATTATTGTAATGTAAAAATACTTGACCACAATCATCAAATGTTAATTTGTCTCTCCAATGTTCTAATTCATTTCCTCTGTATACTAACATATCACCAGGTTCTAATAATACTTTAACACCTTTAGATTTTGATGGTTTATAATTACCAGTCTTTTGATCAACACCACCTTGTGATGCATCTGGCTCTAAATATATTGGCCAACAACCACCACCTAAATGCATAGTTGTAGATATTTCACAACTGAATCTATCTTTATGACGATGTAATACATCTCCTTTTTTATAGATTCTAGCGTATGAATAATTTGTATTTAATTTTAATCCTGTTTCTTTTTCCATGATTGGAAGAAGTTTAACAAGTAATGTTTCCATTACAATATCTGAATAATGTGAATATGTTTCTGGAACTTGTTGGTCATTCCACACACCAAAGTATTCTGTAAACTGACTTATGTATTTTGTATCAAACATCGTTCTTGCAACTTGTCTTTTCATCATGAAATAATCATAACAAAACTTTGCAAGATCCTCTGATATCGCTCCTTTAATGACTGTGTATTTATTTTTCTTAAAGCTCATACTTCTCCTTTAGTTTGTTTTCTTACAGTGTCTGTAATCATTCTTCGCACAGCTTGTAGATTAAAATGTATAAATCTAAAAGGTTCTACACCATCATCTACCACATATTGATGTTCCATGTAAGCTGGAAAGAATATCATTGTACCTGGTTTTGGTTTATAATGAATTTGATGTGTTCCTAAAGTAATCTCTTGTTCATTCTTTAATGGTAATTGTGTAATCAGTTTAGCTGGTCGTGGATCGTGAAATACAGGCATTGAAGTTTTATCTGAACACTTTAGAAAATAAAATCCTGATATATGATTATCATAATGTATATGGCCTTCATGGTGACCTCCTCCTTTTTCACCAAATTCTTGTACCCAAAATTCAGTCCAAAATAATTCGTAATTCTTTAAATCATATCCCATATGATCTAGGCAATTCCAACTTGTTGCACCTATATAATCTTGTAATTCTTTTAATCCAGGATCGCCTACTAAAGATGTAGAATGATGACTCATTCCGTGATCTCCTATTTTTTTACCAAATTTCTTTTCTCGTTCTTTAATAATTTTTGCATTATTTTTCTTTGCGTCTTTTATATATTTATCGCAAATCTTATTAACATCATCTACCCATTCAGGTATTTCAATAGAATATATTGGTGAACTAAAATAAACTGAAGCTTGTAATTGATCTGTTTTTGCCATTATCTAAATGGATATCCAAGGTTCCAAATAACCAATGAATATCTTGTTCCTTTCGTTACAGGTTTAACTCTATGCCATACATGAGATGGAAATACAACTATACTTCCACGTGGTTTAATTTCAGCACATTTTCTAACTGATTGTTTATCAGGATCCATGTTTCTAAAATCAAATTCTAATTCTCCACCTTCATAATCTTCAGGATTTGATAGAGAACATGTAACAGATAATTTTCTAATTTTTCCATTAGTGTCTTTATTATCTGGATTTGCATAAGGTGCTTCCCAACTATCACAATGCCAATCATAAAATTGATTTAATTTATATTTTGTAAATTGACAACTTTCTGAAAAATCCCAATCAAAATTCCAACCTGCTAATCTATTTGCTTGATGTATAAATGGTTGTATTTCTTTATAAATCCATCTATCTGAAAGCCATACAATATTTGAATCTCTTTTCTTTTTTAAATCTTTTAAATCTTCATCAGATAAAGGTTTACCTTCATTAATTTTATTTGTTTGTCCACCTGTTAATGCTAATTGTTCTTGCTGTGATATTCCATATTTAATTAAT